TTATTATAATTTCTACCCCATATGGTATGAACCACTTCTATAAGTTGTGGGTAGATGCTCAAAACAAACGAAACAATTATATTTGGACAGAGGTTCACTGGTCTGAAGTTCCTGGTCGTGATGCTAAGTGGAAAGAAGAAACAATCAAGAACACTTCCGAACGCCAGTTCACTCAGGAGTTTGAGTGCGAATTCTTAGGATCGGTTGACACTCTTATTGCTGCTTCTAAACTCAGATCACTTGTATTTGACACCCCACTCAGTTCAAACAAAGGATTGGATGTTTACGAAAAACCAAACGAGAAATCAGAATACATTATCACTGCCGACGTTAGTAGAGGTATCGGCGGTGACTATTCTGCTTTTATTGTTTTTGATATCACAACAGTTCCGTATAAAATTGTAGCTAAGTACAGGAACAACGAAATTAAACCGATGCTTTTCCCCAACGTTATTAATGACGTTGCTAGGGCATATAATAATGCTTATGTGTTGTGTGAAGTTAACGACGTTGGTGATCAGGTAGCATCAATTCTTAACTACGATCTAGAATATCCAAACGTTTTGATGTGTTCTATGAGAGGTAGAGCTGGGCAGATTGTTGGTCAGGGTTTCTCTGGCAACAAGACTCAACTTGGTGTAAAGATGAGTATCACTGTTAAGAAAGTTGGATGTCAAAATTTAAAACAATTGATTGAGGACGACAAGCTGTTGTTTAGGGATTATGAGATTATCTCTGAGCTTACCACATTCATCCAGAAAAAGCAATCCTTTGAGGCTGATGATGGATTCCACGATGACCTTGTGATGTGTCTGGTTATCTTTGCTTGGCTAGCTGTTCAAGATTACTTTAAAGAAATGACGGACAATGATGTTCGTAAAAGAATCTACGAAGAACAGAAAAATCAAATCGAACAAGACATGGCTCCGTTTGGATTTATTACGACAGGTCTGGAAGGCGATGAAGGCTTTGTTGAAGATGGAGTTCTTTGGTATGGAGACACACAAGAAGACATATCATATATGTGGAACCATTAATGGATATCGAAGATCAATTTTCTTTAGATCATCTTTTGTTTAGAGAAAGACGTTGTAGGTCTTGTGGAAAAGTTAAAGATCTTTTATCAGAATTTTATTTAACTAGAAAAGATAGAGCGACTGCATCTTCTGCATATTCATATGAATGTAAAAATTGCACTATACAAAGAATAAAAAAATCCAGAGTTAAAAAAGATTTAAAGACATTGTGGGAATATCCTGACTGGTAGACTGTTCATGTATTGTTTCCCCATTCAAAAGATACGAAATCATAAATAATTTTAGATTTAATCTGGATCACCAAGAGGATATTAAAATGTCAAGTCAAGTCTCTCCTGGAATTGTTCTCAAAGAGCGTGACCTATCTAATGTTGTGGTAACTAATGCATTGCAAATTACCGCTGCCTTTGCTTCTACATTTAAGAAAGGACCTATCAATCAAATTGTAAACATCAGCACTCAAAAAGAATTTGTTGATGTTTTTGGAAAGCCAACTGATGCTAATGCAGATGATTGGTTTGTTGCATCAGAATTTTTAAACTACGGTGGTAGACTAGCCGTTGTTCGTGCATCTTCTGGCGTTCTTAATGCTACTGCTGATGGCTCTGCCGTGCTAGTTAAAAACCAATTAGATTGGGAAGCTGGCACTGGATCGTCAGAAAGATTTGTAGCTCGTACTGCTGGAACCTGGGGCAACTCACTCAAAGTAGTTGTTGTTGACAGAGGTGCTGATCAAATTATTACTTTGGCTGAAGTTCCTGATACTGTTCCTTCGGCTGGTTCCAATGTCACTTTTAATGTTGGTGCTGGAACCAAAACTGCTGAGGTTGTATCTTGGGATGGCACCACCAAGAAGCTTGTTGTTGTATTAGATGATCCTACCACTTTAATTACTACAGCAAACACTCTTGAAGATGGTGCAAGTGATGTTGCTATTACTGCTGTAACTGATTGGTATCTAAACACAGAAATCGGCACCACTGGTATCGCTCTTTCTGCAGTTGGTCCTCGTCCTGGCACTTCTGAGTTTGCTGCTGCAAGAGGAATCAAGTATGACGAAGTACACGTTGCAGTAATTGACACAACTGGAGAAATCTCTGGTTCACCTAACACAATTCTAGAAAGACTAACTTATCTTTCAAAACTATCTGATGCCAGAAGTTCTGAAGGTGCAGTATCTTACTATAAGGATGTAGTTAATCTACAGTCTTCATACATCTATTCGGGAACTGCTCCAACCGCATCAATCAATCCTAGCACAACTGGTGCAGGTGAAGCTTGGGGTCAAGTATCCACAGCTTTAACTTCAGGCGATTTATTTGCTCTTTGCGGATTATCCGAATCTTCGCTCAGCGGTGGTTCTGATGATTATGCTTACTCAGAGGCAGAAATTGGTGATGCATACGATCTATTCCTAGACACCGAAGAGACTTCAATTGACTTTGTACTCATGGGTGGTTCACTCTCAACTGAGAATGCTACTCTATCGAAGGCAAACAAAGTTATTCAAATTGCAACTTCAAGAAAAGATTGCCTAGCATTTGTATCTCCTCACAAAGGAAATCAAATTGGTACTAGCGGTGCTTACACTGCTACTCAGCAAAGAGATAACACGGTTGCATTCTTCCGTGGTTTAACTTCAACTTCTTATGCTGTATTTGATAGCGGTTATAAGTATTATTACGACCGCTTCAATGATAAGTATCGTTACTTAGCTTGCAACGGAGACGTAGCAGGTTTATGTGTTGCTACTTCAGCATCTCTAGATGACTGGTTCTCACCTGCTGGTGTCAACCGTGGTTCTCTAAGAAATGCTATCAAACTAGCATACAATCCAAACAAAGCTGATAGAGACCTTCTATATCAAAACAGAATCAATCCTATTGTTTCTTTCCCTGGATCTGGTATCACTCTATTCGGTGACAAAACTGCCCTTGCTTCTCCAAGTGCATTCGACAGAATTAACGTTCGTCGTTTGTTCCTAAATGTCGAGAAGCGTGTAGAGCAACTAGCCAAGCAGGTTCTGTTTGAACAGAACGATGAAGTTACCAGAGCTTCATTTGCTGGTGCAGTGAATTCATACCTCAACGAAGTTCAAGCTCGTAGAGGTCTTACTGATTACCTTGTGGTATGTGATGAATCAAATAACACTCCAGATGTTATTGACAGAAATGAATTTGTAGCTGAACTATTCATTAAACCAACCCGCTCAATTAACTATGTTACCGTAACATTTACTGCAACGAAGACTGGAGTTTCGTTCAGTGAAGTAGTGGGACGATAATTATATACCAAAAATCATCGAGGTAAACAACAATGGCGTATACAAGTAAACTCAGCGATTTCATTAGTAAGGTAGGACAAGGCGTAAAGCCAAACATGTTCCTAGTCGATCTTCAGTTTCCAACAGGATCTATCGGTGCTGGTGGAACTGGCACTGGTACTGTATCTGCAGACGAAAAAGAACTTACTAATTTAATGTGTAAGTCTGCTGCACTTCCAGCTTCAAACCTTGGAGTTATCGAAGTACCTTTCCGTGGTCGTACAGTAAAGATTGCTGGAGACAGAACTTTCGACACCTGGAGCCCAACATTCATTAATGATAAGGACTTCAAAGTTCGTGCAATCATGGAGCAGTGGTCAGAAGCAATTAACGGTCATGCTGGTAACACGGCTGATCTTCTTACTCCTTCTGCTGCAGATGCAAATGGTTACACAGCACACCTTCTAGTTCACCAACTAGAGAAAGCTGCAACTCCAGATGCAAATGGTATTGGTGGTAATATCCTCAGAACTTACAAGCTCTGGTATGCATTCCCAACCAATATTTCTCAGATTGATCTTGCTTATGACAGCAATGACCAAATTGAAGAGTTCTCAGTTGAGTTCCAGTATTCATACTGGACTACAGAAACTCCAAGCAACGCAAGACAAAACGCATCCAATCGTCAAATTAACGCTGACGTTTGATAACTAAATATAGTATCGAATTAAATAATTTAATATGAGTCAACTGTTTGGTTTTAAAATCAACAAAAAGGAGGGATTGAAAGGTCAGTCCCCAATCCCTCCCAATCAAGAAGATGCAGTAGCCACCGTAGCAGGTGGCTATTTTGGCACGTATGTTGACGTTGAAGGCATATCAAGAAACGAGTACGAACTCATTCAACGATATCGTAGCATGGCACTTCACCCTGAGTGCGACACTGCTATTGACGAAATCGTGAATGAGTTCGTTGTTTCTGATGCCGACGATGCTCCAGTAGAAATTGAATTATCAAATTTAGATTTAGCCGATAATATTAAAGTAAAAATTAGAAAAGAATTTTCTACAATTCTTAGAATGCTTAAATTTGATAAGCATTGCCATCAAATTATTCGTAATTGGTATATCGATGGTAGATTGCATTATCATAAAGTAGTTGATTTAGATAACCCAAAAAAAGGTATTTTAGAATTAAGATAT